CCGTCAGCCTGCGTGCCGACCCCGCCACGCCGCTGCAAACCCTGGCGCTGTCCACCATGCAGCCGCCACCCCTGCAGAGCCGCTTCGCCCTGAGCGACCAGAACACGCTGCTCTACACCGGCATCAGCACGTTCACGGTGGATGACGCCGGCACCGTGCGCCTGCAAAACGTCATCACCACCTACCAGAAAAACGCGTTCGGCCAGCCCGACAACAGCTATCTGGAAGTCGAAACCATGTTCACCCTCATGGCCGTTGTGCGCGACATGGCTGTCATGGTCACCAGCAAGTTCGCCCGTATGAAGCTCGCGGCCAATGGCACCCGTTTTGCCGCTGGCTCCAACATCGTCACGCCCAACATCGTCCGCGCCGCGTTCATCGCCGAGTACCAGCACCTCGAGTTCGACCTCGGCTGGGTGCAGGACTCCACCGCCTTCGCGCAAAACCTCATCGTGCAGCAAAGCACCACCAATCCCAACCGGGTCGACGTGCTGTGGCCCGGAACGCTCATCAACCAGCTCCGCATCCTCGCCCTGTTGGCTCAGTTCCGCCTTTAACCCGCAACTTCCTTCCCTCTGACATCAAGCCGCCTTCGGGCGGCTTTTTCTTTTCTGGAGAGCCAAATGGCTGACACCACCAACCGGCTTGCCGGTATTGCCTACCTCGCCGTGGACGGCCAGAGCTACATGCTCGCGGGCGAACTGTCTTACGGCGTGTCCACCGTCAAGCGCGAAACCCTGGCCGGGCAGGACCGCGTGCAGGGCTACTCCGAAATGCCCGTTGCCGGTTTCATCAGCGGCAGCCTGCGCGACAGCGGCGCGCTGAGCGTGGCCAGCATCAACGCCATGACCAACGTCAACGTCACCTGCGAACTGGCCAACGGCAAAACCATCATTGGCCGCAATATGTGGACCGTCGAGGTGCAAGAGGTCAAGACGGCCGAGGCCACCTTCGAGGTGCGGTTTGAAGGCTTCTCGGTGCAAGAGGCCTGACATGGACCCACAAGACCTGCCGCCCATTGCTGAAGAACTCACCCTCACCCTGCGCAAGCCGGTGAAATATGCCGACCAGGAATACGCCATGCTCAACCTGCGCGAACCGACCGCTGGTGAGCTGGCCAAGGCCATGAAAGAGTCCGGAGAAGTCGACATGATGATTGCCCTCATCCATCAAGTGGCTGCCGTACCGCGTGGCGTGGCCGAGCGCATTTCCCAGCGCGATATGGGGGAGTGCGCGCGTTTTTTCGGCCAATTCTCCCGGGTTCAGGAGTCCGCCTAGGCCGCATCGTTGCCGACCTGACGCTGCACTACCACTGGCCCCCATGCGCCGCGCTTGCACTGCCTCTCTCCAGCTTGATGTGGTGGCACGCCCAGGCGTTACGCCAAACGTCCTTGCCTGAGCCATCACCATGACCAACGCCGCCAAGATCACCATCACCGCCGTGGATCAAGCCACGGCGACGATGCTCAAGATCCGCGCCCAGATGCGCGCCATGACGCAGCCCATGCGCGACATCAAAACCAGCATGGGGCGCTTCGCCGAAGCGTCAGGCCTGAAGAAGGTAGGCCAGGACCTGCGCAAGGTCGGGCATGCTGCCGGTGCCGTCGCCCGGGGCGTGACCAAGACCATCGCCCCCATGGGCGCGCTCATTGGTGCCGGCACCATTGGCGGCCTGGCCGAACTGGCCAACCGCTGGGGCCAGCTCGGCTGGAGCATCGAGCGCACGGCGCAGACCATTGGCGTTGCGCCCCAAAAGCTCCAGGCCTTGCAGGGCGCGGCCAAGCTGGCCGGCCTAAGTGCCGACGATATGACCAGCAGCCTCGGGCGCCTCGGCACGACACTGCAAGACGCGCTCTATGGCCGCAACCAGCAGGCCCTGGCTACGCTCAATTACCTGGGCATCAGCATTCATAAAACGGCCACCGGAGCGGTGGACAGCGCCCGCGCCTTGTCCGATCTGTCCCGCGTCATGCAGAAATACAACGGACAGCCCCAGGTGCAACAAAAAATCGCCGGTGAGTTCGGCCTCGAATCGTTGTTGCCCTTGTTGCGCCAAGGCCCCGAGGCCATGCGCAAATACGAAGCCGAGGCCAAACGCCTGGGCTATGTGCTCTCCGGGCCCGAGCTGCAGCGCGCCACCCTGCTTGGCAAATCGTTCACCGACCTGAAAATGAGCCTCACCGGTGTGCGCAACAGCATCAGCGATGCGCTGTTTCCCGTGCTGCAACCCCTGTTGGTGCAAATGACCAACTGGGTGTCTGCCAACCGGCAACTGATCGGCACCCGCGTGGGTGAATGGGTGGCTGAGATTGCGGCCTGGGTGCGCTCCGTGAATTGGGGCGCCGTGTGGCAGAGCATCAAGCAAACCGTGGCGGAAATCCGCAACATCGCCGTGGGCATCAACAGCGCGGTGCAGTCGCTTGGCGGCTGGAAAACCGCGCTTGAGCTCGCTTTCGGCGCTTGGGCCATCGGCAAGCTTGGCATGTTTACTTTGGCCGTGATGCGCGTTGCATCCGCCTTCGGCGCAGTCAAGACTGCAGCCACGGCTGCAGCAGTTGGCGACGCTGGGGCATCCTCCGCAGCTGGAGGCATCGTCGCCGGCGCGGCCACGCTTGGAATCGGCGCCGGCCTGTTGGCCTATTCCCCAACAATCGGCCAAGGCGCGCAGCGTGAGCTGAACATGCGTCGCCAATCGCTTCCAGCCCGGCAGCAGTATGTCCTTTCCATGCTGCAGAAAATGGGCCTCACACCCATTGAAGCCTCGGGGCTGGCCGCGAACTTTACCGCCGAAAGCGGTTTGTACGCGCGGGCGGTCGGCGATAACGGCGCTGCCTACGGCATTGGCCAGTGGCACGCGGAGCGCCAGGCGCAATTCGCCAAGCTTTTCGGCATCCCGATGCAGAAATCCACCCTGCAGCAGCAGCTTGGATTTGCTCGCTGGGAACTGGGCAACACAGAAAGGGGTGCCCAGGCGCGAGCCGCGAAGGCTACCACGGCGCAGGAAGCCGGCTCCATTTATTCGCGCGACTACGAGCGCCCGGCCCATGCCGACCGTGAGGCAGCGACCCGTGGCATTCTGGCGCAGCAGATCTACGCGCAGAATCAGATGATGTTTCGCGGCGCACCACCGGCTACCGCCGCGCAGCGCGTTGACGTGCACGTCAGCATGGGTAACGTGCCGCCAGGCACGAAAGTCACGGCAACCGACGGCAATGGCCACAACGTGCCCGTGCGCGTGGGCCGCAACCTGGTGGGGGCGTCCTGATGGTCAACCCCATCACGGTGGCGCAGCAGGCCACTGGTATCGTCCAGTCGGTCTCCAACACCATCGGTGGCATCGGTTCGGCGCTTGGGCGTTTGAGCACCGGCTCGTTCTGGGACCAACTCAAGCCCGCGTCGTACCGCGGCATTCCCTTCAACGTCCTGGCGTCCGAGGCCACCATCGGCCGCAAGAACGCCGTGCACGACTACCCCCTGCGCAATGGCGCATGGGTGGAAGACATGGGCGCCACGGCGCCGCGTTTGCACATTCACGGTTTCCTCATCGGTGACGATTGCATCGCGCAGCGCCAGGCCATGATTCGCGTCATGAACGCCGGCGGCGCCGGGCCGCTCGTGCATCCGTCGCTCGGCAATCTCAACCAGGTCAGTCTGGCCGAATGCACGTTCACCGAGCGCATGGAGCGCGGCCGCGTGATCGAGATGGACATGACGTTCATCGACGGCATTCAGCGCATCTACCCCACCATCGGCATCAACACCCCCGGGGTGGTGGCGGCCGCAGCGAATGCCGCAAGCACATCCGCCGCAGCCAGCTTCGTCAAAACTTTGTTGGGCGCGGCGCAGGCGGTGGCGTCCCTCGCGCAGGGTGTGGTGGCCAACGTCGAGGCCTATGTGCAGGGAGTCCAAGGTGTGGTGCAAAACGTCGCCAGCCTGTGGAGCGCCGTCAGCACGCTGCCGGGCGCACTGGGGCGCCAGTTCCGCGCACTGACCAACGGTTTCGCCAGCTTCAACACCGGCAATCCCGGTTCGACAGCGACGGTGCAAAGCCTGGAAGGACAAACGGCCGCTGCTCACCTGCAAACCAAGGCGGCAGTGCAGTCGCTGCAAACCGCCGCGGCGAATTTTGCGGCATCCACGCTCACCCCCTACACCGCGGCGGT